CGAACGCTTCCGCGACCTTCTTGTTTTCCGCCAGCTTTGTAGCAAGCCCTGCGAGTATAGCCACAAGCGCACCAATCCCCGTGGCAGCGATAGCAGCCCCCAAAGCCTTAAAACCGGAAGCCCCAAGGCGACCAGCCGCCCGAAGTCCCTTTCCTACTTTAGTGGTCTTCTTTGCGCTGTCATCGAGCTTCTGATCTATCTCGGATAAACCCGAAACAATCTCGTCGAGCGACTTGGTTACTTCGCCCGTATCCGTCCGGTACGTTAAGAGTATATCTTGTGAATTAGCCATTTACCGAGGGAGTATAAAACGAATGCAAGCGCGGAAACGTAAACGAGAGTCAAGAACCAATCCAATACCTTGAACCAAAGCGGGACTCGAACCCGTTCCCCTTTGGCCTGGAGCAATTGAATCGCTTCTCCTATATAACGGTGGTTGTCTAAATTCCTCATTGCGGGGTATTTTGGAAGCACTCGTTAGAGCTGGTGGAGATGTACCCGTATCTTTCACAGCAACTCGTGGGAACGGTCGTAGAAGTCGTACCGGATGCATTCTCAAATGTCAATTGTCCGAACTTATCGACCGAGTATGGTAGCCACGCACAATCCCGAATATTTCCGAGGACTTTGATAAGCTCAACTTTTGCCAACCCTTCAGAAGTAGCGTCGTAAGAAATAGATAGGATCCGCCAATACGTATCCTTGATGTAAATCTTATCCGAGAATTCGAAAGTAGCTAATTCCGCCCGCGTCAGCCGAAAGAATGCGGTTAGCTTCCGAGCATCAGACGAATAGAGTTCGTTAACCCACGGCCTCCAGTATTGATAATACAGTGTATTGAGAGGACTAACAAGCAACTCCCGAAAGGGTCTCTCCGTGCCATACAGCAAAGAAGATCCGTTTACCTGCGTAGAGAGGGAGTTGTTTTCGTATTCTGAGAAGTCTGGGAACTTAGTTTGCGTATTCCCGAAAAACAGGTAGTTATCGGAATTGTTATATCCGTTCCAATACGCCAAACGAGGCCGCGGTTCTTTGATACTCTTATCTTCGTCCGTTGTATCCGCCAACATCCGGTGAATGATGAAGGAAGTGTTGGGGATATATGAGGTAACGAAAGGCGCAAACCCTGACTTAATCTCTTTTGTGCCCGTTGCAAAATCGTTCTCCGGATCGTCCACGCGGTATCGCCCATACACCCTCCCCGCGTTCTTTTGTACGAGTTCATTTACAAAATCCTTTCCTTCGCTCATAGTCCACTCGTACCGCCTCGATTGTAGGTCGGTCGTTGGCTCAATCGTGAGGTCTTTTGAGAGGTCTATCTTATTCGTCCAATCCTTCTTGGCTCCTGAAGCGAGATAGTCGTTAAACGGCTCTATATAGAGCTTCTTCGGATTGTTTCTGTCCGGGATGAATACGAGGTTGAACATCTTTTGCAAACCAGACACGAAGTCGATTTGCTTCATCTCCGGCATATTGGCTTCTACGTCGACCGTCTGACCACTGAGAGGCTCTGTTATCTCTAACAGTTCCAGCGATGTTCCCCCAGGGGCGAGTTGGTTTGTTCCTGTAAAAGTTACCGAATGGCCGTTATCACTTACCTCAAAACCAATTGCGAAAGTATCGCCTTGATCTAATAGAATCGGGTGGGATGTTTTGGTGATGCTTCCGGAACCTGACTCTTGAACAAGTAAGGGCCAATATCCCTGGTCTCCGGATACTTGCGCCGTTCCGTCGATTATACTCCCCATTGTAATGCTGTGGGGGCTGGCAACGCTGTAAGTAATGTTTGCCCGAAACGTATAGAACCCCCGAAAAGGCGCGGTATAAACACCGGATGCAACATTGCCATTTGTATCATAAAACGGAGATGTTTCTACAAAGTCGGTTATTTCGGGGCCATCGATATTGAAAAGCGTAGCATTCGAAGCAAGCCCAATCGCAAAGGTTTCACTTTCAGGAGAGGCAGCCCCAACGCCTATCGGAGTTCTATTGCCTCGGTTCATCAACAAGTAGAGGTTGCTTTGCCTCGTGAAGAAGGTGGAATCCATCTCGTACCCTGCATTATCGAGAATCTCTTCCAATAATTTAGAGGCTCGGAAATACGGTGTGAAGTCGCCGTGTTCGAGGGGGTTGGTACTGCTCCAAAGATTATCGCTTGTCCAGTTCTGCCCCTTGTCCGGTAGGCCGTAACGTATCGCCCCGCTCGAAAGGCTGCCCGTCCAGCTCGCTTCTATATTCGTAGCGTTTAAGGTGTGGTCATACGCGGAGAGGTCGAGATCCGTAAGCATACCGTCCCCAATATCCCGCGAGAGGTTTGCCGTCTCTCCAAAGAATACGAGTTCCACGTCTGCATATTTCCCTTTCTGAACGTATATGGCCTTCACCTGGACGAAGCCCCGCATTACGGGAATCGTGTTATAGGAAAGCTCCGCGTCTACTTTCGTCTTGGGATCCCAATCCGGAATCAGTCCGAACTCGTTTACTGGGCCAAAGTAATCTTGGTTCTTCTTCGTGAGTGGTACGCGGAAGGTCTGCGAAAAGTTCGAGCTGCTCGCGTTGATTTCTTGCAAGTTGCTGAACTGATACGAGAGGTTGACGGGTTCATTCTCGTACAACTCTATTTCGTTTCCGTCAATCGTAAGCCTTAGCATCGGATGATTTGTGCGAGTTCAACTTCGAACGAAGTAACAAAGACCTTCGAAACGGTTTCTTCTTGTACCTGCATCGAGTTGGTCGAGATGGTTACGGGAACCCATAAGCCGTCGATTCGTGCCATTACGTTTTTACTCCTCATGCAGTATTGCATAAGTGTGAGTTCCTCAATAGTGAGAATGCCGTTCAATTGGTAGCGTTCTTTCGCTTCGAGTTGATACGGCTTTATTTCTCTCGCTGTAGGTGCGAAGGAAAAAGAAGAAGCGTCGTAATCGCCCACTATCTTTCGATACGTCTTCTCCTCTCTCGTAACCGTCTTTTGCTTCTTTCCGTTAAAGCGTAGGTAATCCCACCCGCCGCGCGTATTTGCCCACGCCAATTGTACCGCTTCATTTTTAGAATAGCGGCAATTATTGGTGACTCGAATCTTGTTCCCGCTTTGTACTCCTGAAGAATTTGCTGGTATTAGCTCGTAATAACTCCACCCGCCCGCTACGGCGTTGAGGGCGTTTGTCAAAGGAATATAAGAAGCCGGGTAGAGGTATGCATAAAGGAGAGTCCCGTACCAATTTGATGCGGCTGCGGCTGCGGGCGACTGCCCTCCCGTAGGGGCTCCAATGACGTAATTTAATGAGTCATCTTCTACTCCGTCGTTATCGTAAATAACGGCGATTATTTGCCCTACTTGGGAACTCGTGTCGTCGGTATTGATAAAGGCAAATACTCCCGTATCTTCAATCCCCGCCGTTACGTGGATTATGTTGCTACTTGGTACGCGGTCCGTAAGCCAAAACTTCTCGCTTGCACTCGTCCCGTAATAGTCGCTATATCCCGGGTCTAGTCCTGCGGAGATCTGTTCGTATCCATCGAGGAGATAGTAATTGGCTGAGATGTCTTCGGCAGTGCTTTCGCTGCTTCCGTCAAAGTGCCCTATCTTAACTACGTATTTCTTTACCCCGTTATTCGCTCGCGTAAATACGTTATTGTTCAGCGAGTGGATTGTAGAAGTTAGCCCGTATTTAAATATGTCTACCTCTACCCGACCCAAAACGACTTCAGACAAGTCAAAGAAAGCGGTTTCGTTCGTGTTTGGCGTAAGGTATAGTTTGGCTATAGGGTCAACGGTGTCATTCTCGAAAACCTCTACTATAAAGCGATAATCGTCCGTAATTGTTATATCGGGAATAATTGTAAAGATCAGTTTCTGCCCTGCGGGTAACCACTGGTCCGAAGGTGAGTCGTCAATAGATGCCATTATTTCACTGTGATATTACCGAGTTTCAACTTGAACTTGTCTTTCAGGTCTTCCGCTACCGCATCGCCGATTTGTTTATTGAAGCGACCAGAGACAGCAACGAAGGCTTTCTCATAGAACCGAAGGCCAACGATTCCCTTACGTTTTACGCTGCGAGCGATTAAGAACGCGAGGGAGTTCATGTTGCTTTGGCTTTGTTTCTTGAAGCGCCCTTTCTCATCGCGTAGGCGGATGCCCTTCGAACGGATCCACGGCAAGAATACTTTAGAGGGTGGTTGTTTGCGGAATCGAAAGAAGGGGCTTTTCTGGTTCTTCTCCGTGCCGTTCACGCCCCAATGCAAAAAGGCCGCGTATTTGTTCGCCTTGCCCCTTGCCCCAAACGTAACCTCCCGCACTTCGTTACCTCGTACCCGGACGCGGTAAGACAAGGAGCGTTTGAGCGTTCCCGTAGCTACGCCGTAATTCTTGTTCTTGCCGATCCTACGCCCTCCGAGATGGCGACGGGCCGACTTCACTACCTCATCGGCGAAGCGAATTATTACCTCGTTGAGGTTCTTCATATTCCCGCCTTTTCGCTTGCCTTCTTGCAGTGGTTCGCCTCGATGCTGTCCAGGTAGTTAGTTAACCAATTACCGAGCTTCGAAAGTGTCTTTTCTCTTTGGTTGGCTCCGAGTACCGCAGAGACGGAATGAGTACCGAAGGGTACGCCTCGCTTTGTTAGAGCCGCTGTAAGGAACGAACCCGAACAAACGGATACCACCTTACTCACGGAACGAAAGAAGCCGTATATAAGCCCCCAAATCGTTCTTACGAGGTTTTGAGCGGTAAACCACAAAGAGTCGAGGACGGTAAACACAATCCCCACCGGGATAGCTACTGCCGCCAAAACGAGAAGGAGTAAAACCTTAGATATCTTCTTCAGGAAACCAGCCATGGTCAATCATGTATTGTTGATCCCGAATCGTGGTATCGCTTGGTACGATGTGTCCGAACGGGAACTTGTTATTAGTTTGAACGTATGCGGAGAGCGAATAGCGCTCTTCGTTAGAAAGCT